GTGTGTTTTACTGTTGCTTCATTTGCTTTTAAATAAAATTTTTTCCATTGGTCGTGCCAGTAGGATAATTCTTTGTAACCTTTTTCAAGATCAACAAGCCTTCGATTTATTCTTTTGACTTCAAAGTTGCTCATTTCTTTTGCTCCAAGTAAGAACACGCAGACTGCACTTGAAAAACCTCACAATCTCTGACTGTCATATCATGCAAAGAAGAGGAAAAAGCAAGGGTCATAATTGACCCTGCACTTAAAAAGAGAAATAGTTGATTAATCATTTGACAACCCCTGCTGTTCTTAAATCACCATTGTGTTTATCCATAAATTTTTGCCACATATCTACGTGACACCAAACACCTATAACGGTTTTTAATTTTTTAGTTTTACCTCTGCTATCCCAACTGTCGTAAATAGCACCATCTTTTACACAAACAACGTGCCTGTCTTGGTCAACAATACAAACTTCGGGCAAGTTATCTACATGAAAAACAGTGTTATATGGAATGTATTTCCAATCGTATAGCTTGCGATTAGATTTTGCCATGTCGTTGATAGTAGAAGACATTTCTTGGCGAGTCATGCCACCGTAGGAAGTCTGATATCTTTTGTAGCCCCATACAGGCTCATCATCATCATGTCTTTGAACTACTGCATCATCAGCATAATGCTTGACTAACCAGTATTCAGTATCAGTAGCTAAAGCAATAGCTCTAACTGCACAATCACCATGGTCTTCCTTTTTAGGATGTGGGTTGCGTCTAAAAAAGTGCAGTCCTGTTGGATGCGATGATTTTGGAAATTCAGTTTTCATAAAACCTTTGCGAAAGAACGGCCTGTCGGCCTTACTATTAATATATATGATCTATTATTATCTGTCAATATTTATGATTATTTATAAGAATATAAAGATATTTTAATGATCTTATAGATAAATACTTGCAATCTTATAGATAATCATATATTATATATACATACCCAGACATGGGTTCTATTTACAACACTTCGCTAAACACAATGACAAACGAAAACGTAACTCTTGGATTTAATCCACAAATCGGTGACAAAGCTCACGTACTTTACTACTCAGACATTCACCCTTGCACAGTTATCAAAAGAACCAAAAAATTTGTTTGGGTTCAAAACGATAACTACAAGCTTAATAAAGAATCAAAACCTAATATTATTGCTGGAGGGTTTGCTGGCCATTGTACAAATCAAAGATCACTTAAGTATGACATCACCAGAAACACAGAAGGTGGAATTATGAAATTTGGTCTTAGAGATAATGGTAGATGGTGTTACTGTGGAGATCATTGTTCAAATCCAACAACACTAGGCAGAGGCTGGAGAGCATTTTACGATTACAACTTTTAACAAACTATCAGCCCCACCTTAACTGGTGGGGTCTTTTTAAAACTACCTATTTACCCTATTTACACTATTTAGTAATTTTTATCTATGAGAAAAACATTAGCAGACCTCAGAGGAAAGCTTGTCGCTTGGAGGGGTTGGGAAACCAGCCAGAGGCATAACAGAACATGGATTTGTATTTCTAAAGCTTATGTAATCAGATGGGATAGAAATGCTGCAATACAGAAAATTGTAGAAAAAAAAGGTGGTTTTTATATAGATCACTTTTGGTTATCTGGTGACAAAGAAACAATGAAACCTCAAACAATAAAGCTGTACGACAAAGTAGGCGGTGTCGGTATTGTAAGAACATATATGAGAAAAAATGGATCTATTGACTACACAATAAAAATGCCATCTGACTTATGGAATGTAGAAGAGTTTATTGATTTATACAATGATGAATATAAGAAGACAACACCTAAACAAAAGATAGACAGAATAAATGAAGGCTTAAGACATATAGAAGACCATGAAAAATACGATGAGCATATTTTATATGGTTTGACCAGATCAATAAGCAGTTTAAAAAATGAACTCTTAGAGGAAAAAAGATATATTGAAAATTCTATTGAGGTAACAGAAAAAACATTAAAGACAGCGACCATGAATGGAAAATGCACAGATCTCAACTTATTTAAAAAACAAAAAAAACAAAAATCAAAAGGTTTTTGACACAGCTAAACCTAATAAATCTATCATCCTAAAAAACAATGCCAAAACCATCAAAACCATTAAGTGTGCAAGTACAAAAAACTTTAAGAGAAAAAGCTGCAAACTCTCAATATTCTTATTCTGATCTTGTCAAAGTATTTAAAAGGGGTCAAGGTTCATACATATCAAGCGGTAAAAAAAATATTCCCATTACTCAATGGGCTATGGCTAGAGTTAACAAGTTTTTAAGAGGGTATGGTATCTCTGATAAAGATATATATTCTAAAAACAAAAAATTAAATATAAATGAACAAGTAAAAAAATTAATTAGACGTATTAAAAACGCAAATGACAAAGAATCAGTAGAAAAAGCTTTTGATGAAATACAAAAGTTAATTATTAATAAAAAGGATTCTATAGAAAAGAATCATGTTAATGAATTATATGAGATAGAAAAAAAATATGGATCACAATTAAAAAATCAAATATTTAAAAACCCGAGACCACTATCAGAAAAATATTCAATGATTCTTCCACCAGAGGTAAGAGAAAAATTAGAAGAAGGTACTTTAATATTTAATGAAACTGCAAATGAACTACAGATTGTTGATGCAAATAATACAGCAAAAGTTGTTGGCACTATTGAAAACCCAAACACAAAAGAAAATTTTGTTCCTATTACTGATAATGAAAAACAACTTATAAGATCAATAAATCAAACTGGTGAACCTAATGAAAATGATAGAAATCTTAAATTTATTAAGACTTTAAATACAACAGAAAAAGCATTTTATTTTAAATATGTTTCACCAATTGGATATTATTCATGGCATAAAGTTGCTAATAAATATATACAAAATTACAAAAATACTTCAAAAGATAAAAGATTTAAAATATTTAGTTCACCAGCATATTTCTTAACTGATGAGTTAGTAAAAGCATTTATAGATACACCTGTTGATAATTTAAAACTTGATGAAGAACCAAAAATTATTAATAATAGTTTTTTTGTTTTTCAATCTATATCAATAACTAATGTGCAATATGTTTTTGTTGATTGTGTTTATGAAAAAGGTTTTGTTTACTTGCATATTTCATCATGTCAACGGTCAGATTTTGAAGGATATTCAATAAAATTTAATTGGAAAGATTTAAGTTACTACGAACAGAAAGATGGCATAATTCAATATATGCCGCCATCCATAAATAATAATGAATTAATACAAAATCAATTTAGGATTATTGTTAATATGATTCTTTTAATGAATCAACAGCCAGATATTCAGCTTGAATATATGCCACCCTCTATAACTATTCCTGTACAAAGAGGATTTTCTAAACCAGAAATATTTAAACCTAGGCCAATAGTTTGGATCGGTAAGGAGTTTTCAAAAAGAGTTGTAAAGATATATCCAAAAAGAGAAGATATTTTGTCAAAGCAAGCTGGATTTCCAAAACGGCCTCATTGGAGGCGAGGGCATTGGCATACAGTTTTACAAGGCCCAAAACGTGAACAGCGCAGAATGAAATGGTTTGAACCTGTTTACATCAAAGGTAAAAAATTATGAATTTAAAAAAACAAAAGAAAAAAAATGATTCAGAGGATATCCCACCTTATGACGATCCGTTGTGGTGATGTTATATATGTCTTATGGACATATCTGTGCGACTTAGGGCTGATGATTGCTTAAAGCTCAAGCAATTTCTTAGTAAAAACCCATCTACTAAATCACTTGGCCCTTATCCAGAACATTTAGATTCTGGAACTATAGCTAGAATTTGTTACGGTTTAGAAAATGCACTTAACAAACTTTAGTCGGGTGGCCTGACGATCTATTCCAAGAGGATCTGAAAGCTATAAAAAACCTATCGCAACACGTAGGAAAAGCAGGGCAGTCATGCGAAGGGCTGATGTACCTCCCGACTTAATAACAATTCTTCTTCATAAGCCTTAATCTCTTGCATATCAAAATCTTTTACCTGTAAATTAGTAATTCTTGAAATCTGATAATTATGTTTCATAATCTTTTCCCTGATATAGTCAGTGATCCATCTGCCCTCATTAACTGTTAAATCTGCCCTAAAATCTTTTGTTATATAAACCTTATGATCCACTCCACGTAAGTCTATATCTAACAACTTTTTTACTAATATTCTTTTTCTGTTTTCTTTTAAAAAAAGTAATTTCTTTCCTGATGGTCTTTCAACTCTTTTCATAATTTTGATCAATGGTAGTAATTTTTATGGTTGCACCAGCTTGTGATTCTAGTTGACAATATTTCTTTTCAGCAACAATTTTAACCACCTGTTTATCGTCAGCAAATGCTGATCCTGTTAAGCCATCAAGTAAACCTCGGCACAGTTTATCTATGTCACCTTTATGTTTTGATGTTACAAATTTTGGAGCATCTTGCCTTAAAAGTTTTTTTGAGTCATAGTGAAGCTTCGGACGTTTAAAGTAAAACGTAACTTCTATTGAAACTGGTTCTTCAATAATCCCGTCAACACAAACCAACTTCGCCATAATACCAACCTGATCACGCCATGACTTCAAGCGTTTACAGGTGTCAATCATCATCGGTTGCCCTTTTTTATTTTTTCCTACAAATTTTTTACTGCCCTGCGGTGCAGCTTCAATCTCTTTAATCGTTATCAAATATTCCATAAATGAGTTTTATCCCAGAAAATACACCATTTATAGCACTACCTACATCTTTAAAAGGTAAAGTAACCCCACACCAGCTTACAGTCTTATGGGTCTTACAAAGTTATTATCCAAATATCTGGCCAAGTTATCAGACCATTAGTAAAGACGCAATGATGTCCAGAGACAAAGTTATTAAGACCGTTGCAGAATTAGTGGACTTAAATTTGCTGCAAAAGCAGTACAGGATTGATGAGAAGGGGCAAAGAACCAACTGCTACAGAGTAACAATTTGGCAACATTGCAAAGCACTACCAGTTACAGATCCCAGTATTCATGCGGGGTCGTTGATACATACTACCCCAGTCGCTAACAACTACCCCCCCAGTCGTTCACAGCGACCCCCCCAGTCGTTGAGAGCGACCCTAACTAAAACAAAGATAACTAAAACAAATAACTATAAAACTAATAAAAGTTTTTTTCTTGAAAATTTTGATACCTTTTGGAAAGCGTACAAAAGCATACCTACATCAATGCGTGTCGTATCGCAATCCAGAAAGCTCGCAGAGGCGCAGTTTATGAAATTAAGTAAAAACATACAGACAAGACTTTTACAATGCCTTGAAGCCGATATAAGAGCTAGATCAAAGCAATTAAAGGCTGATAACTTCACTCCATTGTTTCCTGATTGCTTCAGATGGATTAAAAACGGTCAGTATGAACAATACTTAGAGTTGCCAACTGTTAAGAAAACAGCTACGTTTAAAAAACCTAAAAACACCCCTTTTTAAAACACCCCATGAAAAGCTATAAACGTGCAGCTATAGACAGGGAAATTACATTCAACATTCCTGACTACGAATGTTTTGCATGTAACGACACAGGAATAGTCCACAATTCAGACGGGCTTATAAACAATCATTACCCTGACTACGACATATCGGAAGACGGCAGAAGATCCACTGGTTGTGATTTAGCTCTTATCTGTCATTGTCAAAAAGCAAATACAACTTACGATATAGACGGCTCTATTATTTCTCATGGTTTCAGAACTGAGACTGGTGAGATTAAGAATAATCTTGGTGTAGAGATTCCTATAGATGTTGCTAGAGACATTCACAACATCAGAAAAAAAGGCTGGATTAACACACAAAAGCTTATGAATAAAATTATTGCTAAAAACATTAAGCAAAAGAAAAGTAACTTACCGCCAGAAGTGCAAAAAGTTAAGGATCAATTAAGAACTTTCACTATGAAATCATTATGAAAACAAAAGATAGAATTATTGCAGCACAGGCAAGGATTATTGAATTAAAAACACTTATAAATCTTTGGGAAAAACAAGAAAAATCGACAAAAACCAGCAATTCAAGCTACATTTAGACTAATAAAATCCTTAATTTAGTGGCTAACGGCAGAACTAGCAAGAATGAGCATGAGTTTAGAGTCAACAAAGTAGCAAAGCTTTTGTCTGTTGGTAGTGTTAGGTCAGATATACACCAATTTGCAGCAAAAGAGTGGGGGGTTCATTCAAGAACTATAGATAGATATATTCAAGATGCTAGAGAGATTGTAAAACAAGATTTTGACATTGATCGCAGACAATTTACAGCAGATATTCTTTCTCAATATGCATCACTGGCAAAAGAGGCTAGGAAAGCAGGTCAGTTGCACGTAGCTTTAGGCTGCATAAACTCAATGGCTAAAGTAGGACAGGTAAGCACTTGAGCATACTGAATAGGGAAGGTTCTGTATTAGATCATGTTGGTAGTCGATATGTTGACATTGATACTGATGAGCTACTAAATCGCATAAGGACAGACTTACACCCACCGCAGCAACAGTTCTTTGATAACCAATCAGAAATTGTAGGATTATCTGCTGGTTATGGTGCGGGCAAAACTAGATCTCTTTGTGCTATGGCCTTGAAGCTTATGGCTCAGAATGTAGGCTTTATCGGTGCAATCCTTGAGCCAACTGGCCCGCTTTTGAGAGACATCTGGCAAACAGATTTCGATCAGTTTCTGGAGCATTATGAAATACCTTACAGCTTTAGAGCTAGTCCGCTTCCAGAATATGTGATCCATTTAAAAGAGGGAGATTGCAAACTATTATGTCGTAGCTTTGAGAACTGGAGTCGGATAATAGGTTTGAATCTGGCATTTTGCCTCGCAGATGAAATAGATGTCGTAGCTCCAAGCATCTGTGATAAAGCTTTTCCAAAGATACTTGGACGACTAAGGGCTGGTAATGTCAGGCAGTTCTGTGCAGCTTCAACTCCAGAGGGCTTTCGCTGGTTATATAACACCTTTGGTACTGATGAAGCAAAAGAACGCAAGGACAGGCATTTAATCAAGATGAGGACGCAAGATAATCCACACTTACCAGAAGATTTTATAGAACGCATGCAAGCAAACTATGATCCATCAATGTTACAGGCATATCTCAATGGTGAGTTTGTAAACCTTACAACTGGTCAGGTTTATGACCGCTTTGACAGATCACAAAATGTAATAACAGAAAAACCAGAGATACAGATAGAACCATTACGGATTGGTATCGACTTCAACATAGGCAACATGAACGCTGTTATTGGAATTGTAAAAGATCAAAAATTATTAATATTTGATGAAATAACTAAAGCTCATGACACAGATGCACTTGCTCAAGAAATAAAAGCCAGATACCCTTACAATAAAATATATATTTACCCAGATGCTAGTGGAGGAAACAGGAGTACAAACGCAACTCAAACAGACATTGAGATACTTTCTGGATATGGTTTCAGCAATCAAAGTCCCCGCAGCAACCCGCCAGTCAGAGATAGGGTCGCTTCCGTACAGGCTCTATTATGTAACGGCAAAGGGGAAAGCCGTTTACAAATCCATGCCAGTTGCAGAAAGCTAATCGAATCAATGGAACTTCAGTCATACACAGAAAAGGGAGAGCCTGATAAAGAGTCTGGCTATGACCATATGGCTGATGCTCTTGGGTATTTGATATGGCGTGAGTTTAATCCATTATTTGCAAGGTCGGGCAAACCTACAGGGATTAGAATATATTAAGATCATGGTATTATTGAGGGTAAAACTGTGTACAGCTCACTAAATATTTATAACCAACCTGTAACCGTAGCTCCTACAACAGTTGTAAGCCCTAATGCGGCCTATCAACGCATGGCACAGTTTTGGGATTTGATAGCAGATTTGAAGGAAGGCACATATAAAATAAGATCTGAGCATAGAAAATATTTACCACAGCTAGAAAGAGAAGTAGATGATAGCTATGACCGCAGACTTGCAAGATCAACAGTAGTTCCATATCTGCAAAGAATTGAGAAAATGCTGTCAGGTATGTTAGTTAGGAAGCCAGTAAGACTTGATGATGTTTCTGATCTGGTGAGAGAACAGTTGTTTGATGTAGACCTAGAAGGTAATGATTTAAATATTTGGTTATATCAAACGGCAAGAACAGTAATTTCATTCGGGCATTGTGGTGTCCTAGTAGATGCACCAAAAGAAGGAGAGAAGGCTAGGCCATATTGGGTAACATATAAGCCATCAGATATTCTTGGCTGGAGGACTGAGATCATAGATGGAATCAGAGTTCTTACACAGGTGCGTTTGTTAGAAAAGGTTGTTGAACCAGATGGAGCATATGGTGAGAAGAACATTACACAGGTCAGGGTATTGGAACGTGGTAGATATGAAATTCATAGGAAAGATGACAAGAAAGGTGAATATAAATTGTTTGAAGAAGGTGAAATGAGCTTGAAAGACAAGATTCCTTTTGCTGTCGCTTATTCCAATAGGGTCGGATTTTATGAAAGCCGCAGTCCTTTGTATGACATTGCTGAACTTAATCTCAAGCATTATCAGATTCAGTCTGATTTGGACAACATATTACACATCAGTTCTGTTCCATTGCTTGCAGTCTTTGGCTATCCAAACGCAGATGAGATAACAACAGGCCCTAGTGAAGCTCTTGCATTACCACCAGAATCACGAATGGAATATATCAGCCCATCAGGTGACAGCTATGACAGTCAGTTCAAAAGGCTTGACGATATTAAAGAACAGATTAATACTTTGTCATTAGCTGCGGTACTAGGGCAAAAGCTAGTTGGTGAGACAGCCGAGGCCAAGAGAATAGATAGATCTCAGAATGACAGCACAATGATGGTAGTTGCACAGCAGATGCAAGACTTGATTGATAATTGCCTTAAGTTCCATAGTGAATATCTCAATGAACCTAATGCTGGTAGTTCTTTTGTTAATAGAGACTTTGTAAGTGCAAGATTAGAACCACAGGAAATTCAGTCATTACTTGCATTGTTTACCTCTGGCAGTATTAGTCAGGAAACATTGTTAAATCAGCTATCGGCTGGAGAGATTCTTGGTGATGATTTTGATGTAGAAGATGAGATTGAAACAACACAAAATGGAGGTTTGACAGAAAGGGAGGAGCCACCAGCCCTAGCGGAGGAGCCAGCGGACACTGAGGAAGAATGATAGATGTCCACACCAGAGGTATTTTTTAGAGAAACTATTGATTTAGGTAGGTATAGCAATTCTGTCTCTAGAAAATTTGTCTCAACTTATAACGACATTATTGTTGCATCTGCAAAAAAATTAAGACAGATTGATCTAAGACAACAGGCAGCAGCAGAGGGTGTGATTATTGCACCACAAACTAGAAAAAGGCTTAGAGCCATCATTGCTCAGTCAAAAACAAGTTTGAATACATGGGCAAAGACCACAACTAAAGAAATGACACAGGAGTTGCAAGGTTTGGCACTCTTACAGACTGATTTTATAAAGAATGAACTTCAAAAGGTAACAGCATCAGGTGATATTCCTATTAATAGTGTTGCTGTAAGTCCTAAATATGCAGAGTCTTTTGTCACTACTGATCCAACTCAGGTCAATATTTTTACCAGTAAACAATTTACAGAAGATGATTTTGTAAAGTTTGGTGCTGGTAAGTTTGAACTTACTGCCAGACAAGGAGCAGCGATTACATTACCTAATGGGCAAACAGTAGAAAAAGCTTTTAGAGGAATAGCAGAACGTCAGCAAGACGCATTAGCAAGGCATATTAGGCAAGGTGTGTTTTCAGGAGAGTCAACACAACAGATTGCAAGACGAATGATAGGTAGGCTTGACTTTGGACAAAAGGGAAATGTCAGACAGATTGCAGCTGCTGGTGGTGAGGTGACAAAGTTAGCTAATTATCAGGTGCGAACTATTGTAAGAACATCAATCAATCAAGTACAGAATCAAGCAAGTCAGGCGGTATATGCAGCAAATAAAAAAGTAAGTCCTAAATATGAATATGTTGCAACGCTAGACTCAAGAACAAGTGCAATATGTATGAGG